GAGCTGGCCGGCTCCGGCGCTGCTGGCACCGCCCCGGCCTATGGCCCTGTGCTGAAGGCGTGCGGCCTCTCTGAGACCGTGGTGGCCACCACCAGCGTCACCTACGCCCCGGTCAGCAGCAGCTTCAGCTCCGTGACCCTGTACTTCCACAACGACGGCATCCGCCACAAGGTGACCGGCTGCCGTGGCACCTTTACCCTGAATGCCGAGGTGGGCCAGATCCCCGCCATCAGCTTCACCCTCACCGGCATCTACAACGCTCCGACGGATACGGCGACCCCCTCGCCCACCTATGGCAACCAGGCGGATCCGCTGATCTTCAAGAACGGGAACACCTCCAACTTCTCGATCTTCAGCTACAGCGGCTGCTTGCAGAGCCTGAGCTTCGATGTGGCCAATGAGGTGATCTACCGCGAGCTGGTGGGCTGCACCAAGGAGGTGCTGATCACTAACCGCGCACCCTCTGGCGACTGCGTGATCGAGGCGCCCCTGATCGCCACAAAGGACTTCTTCGCCATTGCGAATGGTTCGACCACTGGCTCAATCAGCTTCCAGCACGGTGCCACCGCCGGCAACATCGTGACCTTCACCGCAGCTCAGGCTGATGTGAACAACCCGACCTACTCCGACCAGGACGGGATTCAGATGTTGAACCTGCCCTATCTGGCCACACCGTCCAGCTCAGGCAATGATGAGCTGAGCCTCGCCTTCACCTAAGGAGCACTGCATGGCGTTTGTCCTCAAGCAATCCGAGACCTACAGCTGGCCGGTCACCGTCGAGATCCCCATCGATGGCGGCCGGTTCGATCGGCAGACCTTTGATGCTGAGTTCAAGCGCCTGCCGCAGGGTCGCAACAACGCGATCGTGCAGGCTGCACGCGAAGAGGCCACCACCGATCTGGAGGTGGCCAATGAAGTGCTGGTCGGGTGGAAGGGCATCAACGACGACGGCGGCAAGGAAGTGCCCTACAGCGAGGGCGCGAAGGAGCAACTGCTCGATATCCCCGGCGTCTGCGCTGCGGTGGTCGAGGGCTACATCAACTCGCTGGTGGGAGCGAAGAGAAAAAACTGATTGACGCCGCGGAGCACTGGGCACGCGGCGCCGAACGGGATGAGACGGAGAGCGATGCTGCTGCACTCGGCATCGCACCGCCTCCAGAGCGCAACACAGCCTCGACAGATTGCGAGGTGTGGGAAGAGAACTGGGACGTGCTGGAGCTGTTCATGCGTGTTCAGACCCAGTGGCGCGTTGGCATGAACGGACCTGTGGGGCTGGACTATATGGCTGTGGCGTGGGTTCTTAAACTGACAGCAGAGGAGGCCACCCACCGCGCACTGCTGGAGGATCTGCAGATCATGGAAGGCGCGGTTCTGGCCTGCATCGCAAAACAGGAGGGCTAAGGCATGGCGATGAATCTGGACGCCATGCTGAAGATCCGGGCGGACGTTGACGGTCAGAACAAGATCGTCGCGCTGAACCGGGGCCTGCAGCAGGTTGGCACCACAGCGGCTGGTGTTACCGGCGCCATGCGGGGCCTGACAGGCGCTGCAGCGGGCCTCTCCGGGGCGCTGGGCACCCTTGCCCCCTTGCTCAGTGCAGCGGGGCTGGTGGGGATGGTGAAGAACACCATCGACGCTGGCGATGCGATGTACGACCTGTCGCAGTCCACAGGCGTCTCTGTTGAAGCACTGGCACGGTTCAAGAAGGCTGCGGCCACCAGCGGCACCACGTTGGAAGGCGTTAGCAAGGGCCTTGTAAAGCTGAACAAGGCGATGGTTGATGCCGCTACGGGCGGCAAGGCATCGGTTGCCACCTTCCAGGCGCTCGGCATCAGCGTGAAGAACGCAGACGGCTCGCTGAAGTCCGCCGATCAGGTGATGCTTGAGGTTGCCGATCGCTTCAAGGCAATGCCTGACGGTGCGGCAAAGACTGCACTGGCGCTCAGGCTGTTCGGCAAGTCAGGCGCTGAGCTTGTCCCCATGCTCAACATGGGCGGCGCTGCGATCGACAAGCTGAAGGTCAAGATGACGGCGGCCTTCGCTGAGCGCGCTGATGAGTACAGCGACAAGCTCACGGGCCTGAGCGGCAAGGTCGGAGCACTTGGTGCGGACCTGACGATCGCACTGCTGCCGGCGCTGGAGCAGATCACCAATGCGCTCACGGTGGCAGTCACTGCGTTCAATGACCTGCCCGGACCCATCAAGTCGGCAGCCGTAGGGGCTGCTGCGCTGGCGATCGCATGGGGCCCACTGATGGGCGCCATGAAGGGTGGCGCCGGACTGATCGCTGGCGCCGCCAACGGCCTTGAGTTCTTCCGCTATCAGGCCACGCTGGCGGGTGGCGTGATGCCGATGCTGATCGGTTACATCCGGGGGCTCAGTGCGGCGATCCTTGCGATCCCCGGCTGGGGTTGGGCGCTGGCTGGCGTCACTGCGCTGGGGCTGCTGGGCAAGGCGCTCTATGACAACAACTCGGCGTTTCGCAACTGGGTTAACAACGTCGGGACGATCATCGCCACCGACTTCAGCAACACCATGAAGAACATGGTGGAGCTGGGTTCAGCTGCTGCACGCGGCGTGAGTCAGGCATGGGACTGGCTGGTGGGGGCCACCAGTGACGCGGCCAACCGGATCGGCAATGCGTTCGGAGCACCGTTCGGGTTTATCGCCAATGCTGCGCAGCGTGTGTTCGGCTCAGTGCTCGACGCCATCGCGCGCCTGTGGAATGGCATCCCTGCCCCGATCCGCAAGGCGCTGGGACAGGGTGCGCTGATGGCCGTGGGGCCAATGGGCTACGCCACGGGTGTGGCCTTCCGGGCATTCCAGATGAGCCCGCAGCAGAGCGTCAACCGGGCGGGCAAGACCGACCTAGGCGGCGGCGTGGGGTTCACGCCAGATCTGAGCGCGCTGGAATCCGGCAGCGGCGGCGGCGCTGATAAGAAAGGCGTGGACAAGGCCAAGCAGATCCGGGACGCCATGCTCGCCTCTCGGGAGGCACTGGCGCAGTCCAAGGCTGAGCTGGCCATCCTGCGCGAGCTCGATCAGGAAGATCGAGCTGGAATACGCAGAGAAGAAGCGGGTGGTGCAGGCTCAGGCATCACGCGATCTGGAGAAGGCGCAGAGCATTGAGGAAGAGGCCAACATCCAGCGACGGCGGTTTATTGATCTGCAGCGGATCGACCTAGAACAGAAGAACGCGCTCACCGAGAAATACAAGGAGTTGGGCAAGGCTGCCTATGAGGCGGCGCTGAACGCTGCCGAGTTCGGCAACGTGATGGACCGGATGCGGCCAGCCTTTGCCGGCATCGTGGAGGGCATCAACAAGTGGAAGGAAGGCGTCGGCAGCCTGCGTGAGCAAATGTCACAGCTGGCGCAGGGCGTTCTCGACACGCTGCAGGGTTCTCTGAGCACGGCTATCAGCAGCGCCATCACCACCTTCGCAACAGGCGCCGGCAGCATCAAGCAGACACTGGCCGACATGTTCAAGTCGATCGGTGACTCTTTCGTGAAGATGGCATCTGAGATCATCGCTAAACAGCTGATCATGGCCGCTCTAAATGCGGCGCTTGGCATTTTTGGCGGCGGCACAGGCGGTCTAAGCGGCACGGGCGCACTGGCGTCTCCAGTAAAAGGCTGGAACTTTGCAGGCCCTGGCATGGCAGGCATGGGCTTCGCCAACGGCGGCGTGATGACCTCCAGCGGGCCTGCACCCCTTAAGCGCTACAGCCAAGGCGGCATCGCCACACGGCCGCAGCTGGCGCTGTTCGGTGAGGGCAGCAAGCCTGAGGCATATGTGCCCCTGCCTGATGGCCGGCGCATCCCGGTGGCGCTGCAGGGCAAGGACAAGATGCGCGAGGCCATGGGTGCCGGGCCCACGCAGGGCGCGACCAGCCCGGTGCTGAACATGAAGTTCGAGACCACCAAGATCGGCGGGACGGAATACGTCAGCCGCGAGCAGCTGGAGTCCGCCATGGCCGAAACCCGGCGAGCAGCCTCCCGCGATGGTGCCAAGCGAGGCATGAGCATGACGCTGGATAGACTGCAGCAGAGCCCATCAACCCGTAACCGTGTGGGGCTGCGCTGATGGCTGAGCAGTTCCCACGGATCAAGCCAACAACGCGAGCCTTCAGGCTCGGCACCTATCCGGTGAAGACCTACCGGGCGTTGTCTGGTGCCACGGTGAAGCGCGCATTCGGCAACCGGGCCTATGGCTACGAGCTTTCGATGAGCTTTGAGAACATCCCCGACGACACCACCGAGCAGCTGCTGGCGCACTACAGCGACACCAGCGGCGGCTTCGATCGCTTCACCCTGCCCGCCGATCTGTTTGCAGGGATGACCGACACGCTGCGCGGCTACATCCAGGCACCGGCAAACATTGCCTGGGAATATGCCGGACCGCCTGAGGTGGAGTCGGTCTACACCGGCCGCAGCCGTGTCTCAATCACGCTGGTCGGGGAGCTTGACTACTGATGGCCGAGCTGCGGATCTGTCAGTTCTTCAAGCTGCTGACGACCGATGGCGTCACGCACCGCTACCAGAACTATTTCGTGGGGCAGAACGCCAGCCTGCAAAGCGAGAGCTATGCCTTCGCACCATTCCGTGCGGATGGCGCACTGGCCACCCTGAACGGCGACAATCAGCAGCTGCAGGTTCTGTTTCCCCATGTGGACTTCGCGCTGGTGCTGGTGGAGCGCGGCAACGGCAACCGGCTCAGTGAACTGACCCTGACGACCGCCTGGCTGAACGCTGCCGGCACCATCACCAACACCACGGCGGACTATTACATCGGCCTCGGCGCCAGCTTCAGCGACACCACCATCGAGCTGCGGTTCCGCTCCGCGATCGACAGCGTGGGATCCGCCTTCCCGGCTCGCAGCTTTACCCGTGATCTGGTGGGTCCGCTGCCGCTCAACTCTGAGCTGTACCTGCGATGAACGATCTGGTAGGGCTCAGATACGGCTGGGGGCATCGCCCCGGTGATGGCAGCGGGATGACCGACTGCTTCCAGCTGGTGTGTGAGGTGCGCGATCGGCTGGGTCTCAGTGACTACCGCCCCCGTTTCGCGTGGGTCTATGAGCGCTTCAGCGAGACTGACTTCCCCCGCCGGCTGCTGGCGCGCTGGCTGCTCACTTACGGCCGGCGGCTGCACGCCCCCTGGCACGGTGCTGTCGCCCTGCTCCCGGCCGCTGCCGGTGGCGCTCTGGGCGTGTGCGTGCAGGATCGGGCGCTGTTTATCGGCGGCGGGCAGAATGTAGTTCAGGCGCCGTTGCCCAAGGGCACCGGGCACTTCTTCTGGATGGATCGATGACGCGGAAGCTGCTGCCCTATGAGCATGAACTGATCGAGATCCTGCAGGTCAGCAAGGAGGACTATCTCAATTTTCTCTCGGTGCAGCACGATTACACGCGCTCCCGCGAGGAAAAGCTGCAGGAGCTGCGCGGGGAACCGGTCTCGATCGTGATCGCGGTGGTTGGCGTGATCTTCCAGGTTGCCAGTGTGCTGTTGGCGCCTAAGCCTGAAATGCCTAACGCCAATGGCAAGCAGCGCCGCGATCAGGCATTCGCGCCGCGGTTCGGCTTCAACTCACAGCAGGATCTGGCGAAGTACGGCGACCCCGTGAACCTCGTCTACTGCAACACCGACGACAACCCGAGCGGCGGCGTGCGCGTCGCAACCTCGCTGATCTGGTCGGCTGTTCACTCGGAAGGCTCCAGCCAGTTCATGCAGATGCTGCTGGCGGTGGGTGCGTCGGACATTGCACGGGTCGCGGTCAACCGGATTGCTTTCGGTCAAACCCCTATCCGCGCACTGGCCGCCGGCAAGACGTGGGCCTATTTGGGCGCCAACCGGCCGCTGCAGTTCTCCGACCTGATCCGTGGCGACACCACCGACCCCACACGCGTGGGCGAGGCCGCGAGCGCCTACGCCTACCGGGCCACACTGGTGGGCGATCAGCACGTTGAAGGGTTCAGCCAGGCATTCTCACCGAGCACGATGAGCCGCTTCGGGATCTATGCCCCGATCCCGATCAACGTGGTCTACATCGATCGTGATGAGGACGGCACCCAGAAGTTTGCGCCGCTTGGCATTGAGATCGAGGGCCTTCAGAGCTACTGGCCGCTGGATGTACTGAACGACAACAGACCGGTGGTGCCAGTCGGTCACCGGATGACCTTGATCTTCCGCAAGATCATCAACGACGGCAGCGACACTGCGCGAGCTGCGAAGGAGATCCGCCGCACGCTCTCCAGCTATATCGATGCCGCCAGCACCTACAAGCTCGGAAGCGCAAAGTTCCGCGTGGCAGCACCGATCAACAACGTCGAGCTTGAAGATGGCGCCATGCGCGTGCTCATGGAGTGCGTGGAAGCGGGCAAGATGCCAACGGAGGACTATGGCACCGTTGACTTCCGGGACAACGAAACGGAAGCCAACAACGAAACCACTGTTCTCAATGCGGAGATCGCGGCGCTCAACGCTCAGCTACTGCGCAATGAGCCGATCCTAAAGCCCGGCGTTGGCACGTCAATCGACACGCAAATGAGGGAGATTAGGGATCTCAAGGACCTAATCAATGGACTAGAAGACAGAAAGTGGTCAAGCGAAGAACTAGATAAGATACTCGACAATGCAGAGATATTCGATCCACTTGTAATCAGCACCGCAAAAGAAGTCGATAATATCCGCAATCACAGAAAAAACCTACGCGACAACATCGAGAACGAGCTAGACGTTGCCAGCAACCTCCGCCGGCGCGACAAGATTCAAGAATGGCGCGATGAAATAAAGAAGGCCGATGTAAGACTAAAGCGTTGGCAGACAAAGCTGGACAGAGCTGTTTCGCGTTATGGTCTTCACAATGAAGTTATTCCTGGCCGAGATAAGACACTGCGCGCAGAAAAGAACGCCCTGAACGAGGTTGAAGAGCGCCTGACAAAGCAGGCCATCAACATCGCTTCAGACGCTAACAGTCTTGATTTAGACGAGATGGCTGCGCGCGACAACAGCCTGCGCAGCCAGATCGCAGCCAAGCAAGCGCGCATTGAATATCTTGCCCGCGTTGTCGAAAACCCAAATAGCTTCAACGACTATTTCAACACCAAGTGCTTGGTGAAGATGGAAGAAGCAACCTACGAGACCATCACGCAGTGCCGTGTGGTTGATTTCGCATTCAAGGCAAAACTCTTCAAGCGCATCCAGGGTCGGGCACCGAAATACGGCGAGAACAAGATTCGCCGCTTCCGCGACAGCGACAACGGCACCAAGATGCGGGCAGCATTCTTCTGGCTCTATTACCGCCGGACTGGCCAGCAGTGGAGCCGCGTGCCCTACATCTTTGGCGTTCGCCGTGGCGCTGATGTTGACAACTTTATGTCGCTGAAGTTCATCGCGGGCGACAATCTCGGGAACTGGCAGTTCCGTTTCGATCCCATTGCCGAGTGTGCGGCAGAGCTGACGCTAAGAGGCGCCGCTGACTATGCCTACATCGAAAACAGCGGAGCAACCCAGACAATCAGCGGACCAGCGGGCGGGCAATTCACCTTTGCCGGTACTATCCGCGCGCAGACGGGCCTGCGTCCGCCGGTAAACGCCAACCCCTACGAGGTGGATGAGTGGGGCCTGTTCTCCGTGCGCTCCGACACGCAGACCAGCTACAGCTTTGAGGGTGGGCCAGAGTTCACCATCACAGCCGTTACTGAGCAGCGCACTGAAGCGTTCTCTGTCTACCCAAACCTTTACGAGGGCCTGACGCTGCTGGGCTTCAACGCCTACAGCGGCCAAGGCATCCAGGATCTGCGCTCGCTGTCGGTGTTCACGCTGGAGGGCAAGAAGCTGCGCCGCCTGCGCGACGACGGCACCTACCCGGCCACACCAGACGGCTCCAGCAGCTACGCGCCCGATATCTTCCTCGACACCATCCTCGACGCGCAGAACGGCATCGGCCGCTTTGCCAAGATCGGCGGCATCGATCTGGACGCGCTGGCACTGGCCAAGCGCTTCTGTCGGGCAAACGATCTCTATATGGATGGCGTGATCGCTGAGCCCGGCTCATGGCGTCAATTCTGGGCAGAAGTTGCCCCCTACTCCCTGCTTGAGCTGGGGCGGATCGGCGGACGTGAAACACTGGTGCCATCGCTGCCATGCACCAACGCTGGCAACATCACCCGCAACGTGCCGATCTCGGCGCTGTTCAATGCCGGCAACATCCTGGAGGACAGCTACCGCGAAGAGTTCCTCGACTTCGGTAGCGACGTGCAGGATCTGATCGCCTCGGTGATCTACCGCGACACCGAAATCGATGGCGCCTTCCCCCGGAACCGGAGCGTCGAGATAAGCCGCGCGGGCGTCACCGAGCTGAACGCAGTCCGGCAGTCCTTTGATATCTCGCAGTTCGTCACCAACCGGAGCCAGGCCATCCTGTTCGGCAAAGTGCTCTGTCAGCAGCGCCGCTATGTGCGCCGCGCCATTGAGTTCCGCACCTTCCCCACCGATTCACCGCTGAGTCCTGGCGCCTACATCTATGTGGCGATCGGCAGAAACCAGTGGGATCAGGTCACCACCGGCATGGTTGAGGACGGCGGCGTGCTCAACACCCCGATCGGCAACGTCGCAAACGGCAGCGGATTCAAGGCGCTGCTCTATCGCTCCGGCTCGCAGGTCGCCACAGTCACCGATGTGTCAGTCACCAATGGAACCGCGGCAGAGCTTTCCGCCTACACCGGCTGGATGTTCGTGCTCGGCACCACCATCACACGCCGGCGTGTGTTCCGAGTGACTGAGGTGCAAATGGATGAAGAAGGCGAAGTGAGCGTGAAGGCCATCGAACATCCGTGTGAAGAGTCCGGCACCCAGACCTTGAGCCTGATCGCTGAGTTGAGCGATAACCTCTTCACCATTCGCTAGCCTGATTTCAGACTGGGTGGGAGTTCATGGGCTTTTACACGGGTCGCACCGGCAAGCTGGAGTTCTGGGACGGCTCGGTCTACAAGCCCGTGGCCAAGATCCGGGACTGGTCGATTGAGACCAGCGTTGAGCTGCTCTCCACCACTGCGATCGACAGCACCGTCAGCACCTACACCCCTGGTCTGAAGTCCGCATCCGGCAGCGCCACGCTGCTCTACTACCGGCTGGAGTCCGGAGAGTCGGCCACGCTGGCGCAGTTCACAGCGCTGCTTGGCAAGGTGCAGAAGGTTGGCGCCGTCACCGAATCCGATCGGGTGAAACTGCGGCTTAGGGTCAGCGATGCCGCTAACGATGACCTTGAGTTCTTCGCCTACATCACCTCCGCGCAAGTGGGCGTCAGCACCGGCGAGCTGGTAAGTGTGCCCATCCAGTTCACGGTCGATGGCGACTTTGTGGCCGGTGGCGTGATCGCATGACCTTTTTCCTTGGCACAAAGGGCAACGTCCGGCTTCGGCGCGGCAGCTCCGTCAAGATGGGCGAGCTGAGCGAAAGCATCACCCCAGACGACGTGAACACCGATCTGGATCGGCTCAGCTTCGACTCGGCGCTCGACAACCTGATCACGGGCGATCGGATCACACTCACCACGTCCGACGCGCGCGGCCTGGTCTGTTTCGCCTCTTCTGCTTGGATTGAAGGCGGCGTTCAGAGCAGCCTCTCGGCCTATGTGAACGTAAACGCTGCTGGCGGCCTGCGGTTCTTCCGCACCTTCCAGGATGCTGTCAACAACGTGCGCGCCAATGAGCTGGCCGTTGCAGCGTTTGCAGATCCCGCTCTGCCGGTGCAAGTGCTGGTGAAGGATGCCACTTACAACGTGCTCGGCAACGTCACCGACTACACGCTGGCGACCGATCGAGAGGCAATTGACGCGACGGTGCTCACAGACAAGTTCCGGCAGCTCTACAGCGCTGGCATCCTCAGCGGCAGTGGATCGATCAACTGCGCGTTCGATTACACCACCTCCGGCGTTACCGAGACACCGCTGCTGATGTTGCAGCTGATTCAGCGTCTCGACATTGGCAGCGAGTTCGATTGTGCGCTCTATCTCACCGACAAGTCAGTCGATGAAACCGTCGAGTCGGTCTTCTACGACTTCACGGCAATGGTCACCAAGGCCGGCGTTGAAGTGAAGGCCGGCGACATCATCAACTGCACTATTGATTTCGTCACCACTGGTGAGATCCGCCTGCAGGTCGGTCAGCCATCTGGCTATGTGCTGAAGGAGGACGACGACAAGATCAACCTCGAACAGTCGCTCGACTTCCTGCTGACTGAAACCGAGGACTAACATGGAACCTAGCAGTGGTGCCCACGGAGGCTGAGCCTTGGCAGACCAACGCATTACCCAGCTGACGGCTCTGCCCAAGGCATCGGTGGCTGCCACCGACGTGCTGCCCATTGCCGATATTTCGGCATCGCAGACCAAGAAGGTCACCGCCAAGGATCTGGTTGATGCCGGCCTTGATCTGGTGGACGCCAGTTCGCTTGACCTGGCAAAGCTCGACCAGAGCAGCGCCACCAAGCTCGGCACCGCAGCGCTGGCTGATGACGCCATCACGGCGGCCAAGCTCGCTGACAGCAGCTCCGTAGCGATCAGCTCGGCAGCGCCCACCACCAGCAACTATGAAGGGCGCGGTTGGCTCAACACCACCAACGACGCGCTTTCGATTTACAAGTCGGGCACCTATGTGCCCATTCAGGTTCGCGCCGAGAACATCCCCGCTGGCCAGATCGGCACCAGCGAGCTGGCCGATGGTGCTGTCACTACCGCCAAGGCCAGCAACCTAGGCACTGCGGCGCTGGCTGATGGCGCTGTCACCTACGCCAAGCTGCAGGCCACTACCGGCACCAACGTCCTGCTCGGCCGCAGCACCGCCGGCGCTGGCACCGTTCAGGAGATCACCTGCACGGCTGCTGGCCGGGCACTACTGGACGACGCAGACGCAGCCACTCAGCGCGCCACGCTAGGCCTCGGCACGCTCGCCACGCAGTC